AATCAGTAGGGATGGAATTTGCATACTGAAAGGGATATCTTCAAAAGATATAAATACTTGGCAAGAATTTCAGCTTTATCTTGATAATGTATATGAATGTGATATAGACAATGTTGGTATGACCATTGAACTAACATGGGTCTACGATAATGATTAGATAATTCATTAAAAGAATAATTATGACAGAAACGGAGAAACTGCAAATTGTCAGCCTTGTGCTGCAAGCGTTAAAGACAAATAGTTTCACTATAGAGCAACTTACCGCTGTGAAAGCTTTGTCTGACGATATGTATGTCGAAATTAGTGGTGGGCGGAAAATATTAGTTCAGGATCTGACTGATGCTATATCCGCTTATATTAATAAAGACTTGGAGGATTTTAAGAATCGTATTACGGAAGCAGAGAAGAATATTACTGAAGGAGATACCGAGTTGTTGAAACGAATATGTGGTATTTCAGCTAAATCAGACTCTCTTACTGATCCTTTTAAAAGTTTAGGTACGATTGATTCCCTTGCTAACTTAAAATCAAAACTCAATTCTTTATATGAGGGTAATTCCTCTATTGGAAATTACCGTTGTGTGTTCGTGCCTGGTTCTACCAGTATTCCTCTTAACATTCAAGTAGAGCGATTGGGACTCAATAATGTTTATCAATCGTTTACGTCGTGCATCCAACTTGATGCAATGAATGACAGTACGGCTACTGAAGTAACCGTAGGACCGGTTATTACTTTGTCCCGGAGTGGTGTTGTCTCCAGTGGTAACACAACTTGGGGGAAATGGATGTCAACCGAAGCAAAATTACAGGAAGCTCTTGGAACAAAAGAGACGTCTAAAAGTGATGATGGCTCTGTTTGGGGAGAATTGAAAAAACTATTTGCTGCCATAAATGTTTGTGGTAGTATTGTTGTTGACTTGGATTTCTTGAACGATCTAAGAGATTTAGACGAGGTATTTGGTACTGCCGGCTTGTTTACTTATCGGTATAATGAAGATGAACGAAATGAATTCAAGGATATAAAAGGTCTTTTGGCTACTACGATACTTGATGAGAACATTTATGAACAAATACGCTATGAGTGTGGGTTCGTATATCAGAGACAGCGAAAAAACGGAGAGTGGGGTAGTTGGAGAATAACGAGCGTTACTGACTATAATGTATCTTTATATCATGTCGATCCGAGTGATAATACAAACAGATTCACATTAGATAAGGCTATATACCTCGTTCCTATTGAGCTAAGGAACATTGGTATCAAATGTTCATTCTTAGATAAAGTAGGTAAATATCATACTTATGTATATGTCGGCAGTGATTATGTACCGGACTCATGGAATGAGGTTAATACCTATGAAGATGCAAAAGGCAAAGGGTATAAGGGTACTGAAGAGGATTTCTACAAGAATCTGTCAAATATAGATATGCTTCATTTTTTCAATACAGTCCTTTATACTGATATTGATTCTGTTGTTAACTCCGGCTATTATATTGTGGCTGATGCAGACACTTATTCAAGTGATATTTTAGTTGTATCCCGGTACGGTGAGGATGATGCCATTACCCAAATCTTCCTATCTACGTATTATACCGGTGGTGTGTTGAAACAACGTAAGATGACAGGTGAGAAGTGGAGTGAGTGGGAAGAAATCTCCGGTGGCTCCGGTTCAGGTAGTGGCTTTTATAACGTAACTAAACTTCATCCTTTAAATACTGGCTTCTATACAAAAGAAACAGCAGTAACAGCCGTTTCTGGAGCTAAAGTCAAGGATGAAGAGAAGCCCGGCATGATTATTACTTTCGAGGAGTCTGCCGGGAAATGGAAAGATTATCGTTTTGAATCAAACGACATAACAGCTTTTGATCAGTCGGCTGCTTGGAATGAATACGGTGGTGCAGGAGCTGTGAAAGAAATTACTTTCAACGGTGAAAAGCATACTCCGGATGAAAGTGGCGGTGTATCTTTCAATGTCGAAATTCCTCAAACAGATGAAAGTTTGGATGCCAACTCAACAAATGCCATTCAGAACGCTCCTGTAACTGCTAAATTTAATGAGATTGAAGCCAATACCGTTTTCACACTCGAATCCGAGGTTGACGAGGATAATAATACTGTTAAGCTAAGTTTGAAAAACAAGTCCGGCGCAGAAATAGCCAGTACGGAATTTCAAGGCGGTACAGGTGGTGGCGGAGAAACCGGTACTGCAACAAAGATTGTCCTCAATGCTTCGGTAGATAACAGCATTATCAAAGAGGGTGGTTCTTCTCATCTTACCTATTTCTACGATCACCAATATAGTTCCGGAGATGACAAGGGCGAATCTACTGGGCAGAAAGCTACGCTTACCATACAGATGCTTCGAGGTGCTCAAACTGTGTACACAGAGACTATTAACGATGTATCTAAGGGTACATATACCCTTGATTTGAGTAAGTATTTGCTTTTGGGAACAACGGATATCTATGTAAAGGCAACAACTACCGATCCGGAAGGCAAGAAGCAGACTAAACAGGCATACACGTCCGTCAAAGTTATTACGTTATCTTTGAGTTCTACTTATAACATTGCTTCTCCTGTTGGCGGCTATGCAGCCGGTGCAACTGCATCCATTCCGTTCACCATTTCGGGAACAGGCAACAAAGTTGTCATGTTGTATGTGGATGGTGTTCAGAAAGACTCCAAGACTATTACTAAATCCGGACAAACGAACAGCAGCTTCAGTATTTCCATGCCTGACCTTTTACCTGGTCGGCATACCGTGCAGATGGTTGCTGAAATGGAAGCTTCTGCCGATCTTACCGTTCGCTCTGAAAGTATCTACTTGGATATATTCAAAGAGGGTTCTTCTGCTCCCAGTATCGGCATGATGCACCGCTTTCCGGACGGCCGCATCTTTACGGATGATCATTTGACACCACGCCTTGAAGTCGGTCAATATGAGAAACTGCAATTCGATTTTGTTGTTTACGATCCGAACAAAACCCCTGCTGAAATGTCCGTGTACAACAATGGCACCAAAACACAGACAGTAAGTGTGCCGCGTACCGTTCAGGTATATACAAACCGGTTCACCGAGCAGGGAGAGTATGCAATGCGGTTCTCTTGCGGCAACACTGAATATGATTTCTTAGTCCACGTTGCAAAATCCTCTATTGATATCGAGGAAGTACAAGCAGACCTTGATTTAAAACTTTCGGCTGCCGGTCGTAGTAACACCGAAGAAAATCCGGCAGTTTGGACTGATGGCGAGGTAACAACCAAGTTCACCGGGTTTGATTGGAATAGTAATGGTTGGACTGGTGACTCTTTGCAGTTAACTAATGGAGCTACAATAGAGATTCTTAAACAACCCCTTGCCAATGATGCCGTATCGAACGGTGCTACGTATGAATTTGAATTGAAGTGTTCGAATGTAACTGATCGTAACGGTGTCATTCTTTCGTGTATGTCCGGTGGAATAGGATTCCAGATGACAACACAGGAAGCGAAAATAACCGCTTCCGGAGGAAGTTCTGTCAATACACTTTTTGCTTCCGATCTGAATCTGAAAATAGCTTTCGTTATCGGCAAGAAGTCCGGTACTCGTTTGATAGAATTGTACGTAAATGGTATCCGTTGTGGTGTGAAACAGTACTCACAGACTGAAAGTATGAAGCAGGAAGCTCCGGTAAATATTACTGTATCTTCCGATGCAGCCGATATCGAGTTGCGCAATTTGCGTATCTACCGGCGTGGTCTGACTGATGATGAAGAGCTGACCAACTACATGGTAGACCGTCCGACATCAGAGGAAATGGTTGTTCTATTCCAGAAAAACGATGTTATGAATGACGACGGCTCGGATGTGGATATAGAAAAGCTTCGTGCACAAGGTAAATCTGTCATGCGCTTTGTTGGTGATGTCGAACTTGTTAATGCAACGAACAACAAAAAGTTTGAAGTGCCTGTTGACGTGTATTTCTATTCTGCATATGGCAAGGAGTATGATTTTGTACTTCGTAATGCAGGACTTCGGATACAGGGTACATCGTCTACTACCTATCCGCGAAAGAACTACCGTATCTACTTTGAACGTTTCGATAAATACGGAACGACTTTGGAAGTGAATGGTGTCGATGTTCCGGACTTGATATATTCATTCAAACCCGGCGCCAAACGTGTGGGTATTTTCTGTTTGAAGGCTGATTTCTCCGACTCATCATCAACGCACAATACTGGTGGTGTGAGACTGGTCAATGACACATGGAAGAAATGTGGCTGGCTGACACCCCCACAGGAAATAGACGGCAGCGTTCGTATCGGTGTTGACGGTTTTCCGATGGACTTGTTCTACGATAATGATAATACCGGTGTAAATACCTATTTGGGTAAGTACAATTTCAATAACGAAAAGAGCGATTCTCACAATGTCTACGGTTTTGAAGGTATTGCCGGATTCAATGATTTAGCCGCTTTGAATGGCGACCGTAACAAATGTATCTGTCTTGAGTTCTTGAACAATTCTCATCCGTTGTGCCTGTTCGGTACTTCCAACATAACTACTGAAAACTTTGCTGACGGTTTGGAATTCCGTTTTAAGCCGGATAAGACATGGGAAGATGCCGACCAAGAGGATAAAGACGCTGTAACCCGTCTTTGGACATGGATTAATTCGGTAAAGAATGACCCCGCCCGGTTCCGTGCAGAATGTGCCGATTACTTTAATGTAAACAGCTTGTTCGGTTGGTATATAATCACTGACTATTTGATGGCTGTTGACAGCCGGGCAAAGAACATGATGTTCTGCACTTGGGACGGTGTTCACTGGTATATTCTTCCTTATGACATGGATACAATTTTAGGCGGACGTAATGACTCCGTGCTGAAGTATGACTATACTATGACATGGGAAACCTTTGATGATTCTATTGGCTCCTATGCAATGGCCGGTCACGACTCCATACTTTGGAAACTTGTCCGCTCTTGGCCGGAGAAATTGCAGGAAGTTGCCGGGAATATCCGTAGTAATATGAGCACCGAGGATGTACTTGATATCTTCAATAACCAACTGATGGGTAACTGGTGCGAGAGGATCTATAATAAGGACGGAGAATACAAGTATATCAAGCCTTTAACAGAGGGTGTCACGACTTCGGAGGGTACAAAATACTATGACTATCTGTACGCCCTTCAAGGTAGCCGTTACGCTCACCGTACATTTACGATCCAAAACCGTTTTGCTCTTTTGGATAGCCAATATCTTGCAGGTACATACCGACAGGATTCATTCCCTATCTATTTTGGTTATAAGTTCTCTACTGATAAGCGCAAGGTTAAGATAACCGCCAGCGAACGTTATTATTTCGGCTATGGGTACACGTCCGGCGAACCGAAACAAAGTGGTGTTCTTGCCGAAGATGCTGGCAGTGTTGTTGAGTTAACACTTGACACTGATTTAATCGTCAATGACCCGCAATACTTTTACGGTGCATCCCGTATGTTGGGTCTTGACCTGACTAATGTCAGCCATGCGATTGTTGGTACGCTGAATCTAAGTAACTGCATTGCATTACGAGTACTGAACATTGCTTGTACTGCTACACAGAAAACGATGAACGCGCTTTTGGTTGACAAGTGTAAGAATCTTCGTGAGTTGAACCTTACCGGGCTGCAAAGTGAAAACTTTACCTCTATGGATTTATCTTCAAATTCCAAGCTTGAGACTTTCCGTGCCGGTAAATCTGCATTGACCGGAGTATCCTTTGCACCTGGTTCTCCTTTGTCGATTTCTGTTCTTCCTGCTACCCTTCAGACGCTTGAATTACGATACTTGAGTAAGTTATCTAACGATAATCTGACATTAGAAGGTACAGCTAATATTAATCGCCTTGTTGTCGATAGTTGTGCACTGATTGACTGGCAAAGACTGCTCGCTGCGTGTGCTTCTGTCAGATACCTTCGTGTTACCGGGATTGATATGGAAGGAGACGGAACACTGCTTCGTAATCTGATGGAAATGGGCGGTGTTGATGAAAATGGCGGTAACGTTTCTTCTTGTCGTCTGGTCGGTACTTACCGTCTAACCCGTTCCATGACTGATGATGAATATTCGGCTGCCGTTGCTCATTTCCCGGAGCTGACTATCATTCAGCCTAAGTACACAATGATCGAGTTCGATGATACGGTTGCTGATGATGCTAATATTAGTAATTTGGATAATCTGACCGGCTATAAATACGGTAACAGCTATGTAGCCAACGGCCATATTACTAAGATTCTGGCTAAACGTCACCGTGCTTTAGGTAAACAGACCAAGAAAGGCAAAATGGTGATTTGTCACCTGCATGATGCGAACTCGAATTACTATGCCGATTCAGAGAAGATATCCGGTGCTACTCCTGCCAAATTGGATAGTACAGAGGGTGATATTTGGGTGTATGAGCCGCATTATTGGTATAAAGGTATCAATGACTACCTTAACAACAAGAAGTACACCTGTTACAGTTCCAATACCGAAATGCCCGATGTACCTGTATGTGATAAGGTATATCTTTCCAATATTCGCGAATCCGGGCTTTATAAGGAGAAAACTAAAATACTGATTGGTCGTGCCACCTTAACAGACAGCTATTCTTCTGACACGAATTATAGTGTTTGTGGTGTGGATGTTTCTAAACACAAACGTGTCCGTTTCCCGACCACGTTAGGAACCGGTCTGATTGGTAGTATCTTTGTTGACGCTTCCGGTAATGTGCTAAAGGATTTGACCGTTCCGAGTCTCAATAATAAGTTTGCTGAAGGCATGTATCTTATTGCAGATGTTCCAGAAGGAGCCGCTTTCCTTTATTTCACGATCTTCAACAATGCAGAATTTGACCTGGTTGTTTTATCTAACAGCGATAAGATTGAGGACATGGAGCCGGATTGGGTGGAACATGTGCCTTGTCTGACAGGTGTCGGTGAAGCAATTTCTATCGGTAATTCCCTTTATTCAGCTTTCAATACTTCCATAAGTGTTGGCAGTATGTCTCAATCCGATTTTCATTACTATGCTGAACAGCGTGGCTTGCAGCTTGTCGATTGGGAGATGCACAAAGACGTAGCTAACCTGTTTTATGCTGCGTATGGTCGTCGTGATGCACAGGATCAGTGTGGCTATGGTCAGAGTACAATTTCCCGTGTTATCGGGAATACGGCTGTTATCGGTATGCAGGATACAGTGAGTTATGATTCTGACGGTGTGCATAAGACTGAATACTCCTGGTATATCTCAAAGGATGCCGATGGCAGAATTGTCTATACCCGTACTCCTTCCAGTAACTGTTTGGGCTATGAAAACTGGTGGGGTAATAAATATGAATGGCTTGATAAAGTTACTTTGCCGAATACTAACGCCCAGGAACAGTATAAGTTAAATATTGAGATGCCCGATGGGACAGTCCGTAAAGTCCGTTCTGGTGTAACCGGTGGTTTCGCAACCGGTATGGTGCATCAAAAATACTGTGATGTGATTGGCGCTTTTTCACAAGCAGGCAGTAGTACAACCTATTATTGTGATGAGTTTCAGCCATCGTCGGCAGCCTCTCGTGTGGTCTTTCGGTCGAACAGCAACGCGGACGCGAGCGGTGGTGTTGCGTATGCGTATTGCGGTAGCGATTCATCGTATGCGTCTGCGAGCTACGGTTCCCGGCTCGCCTTCAGAGGCGAAATCGAGGTTGCGGAGAGCGTGGCAGCGTACAAATTGTTGAAGTCGATAGCGTAAAGCGGGAGCGAAGCGACTAAAGCGGAAAACGTCTAGCTTTGTGCGGATTTGTGCGGGCCTACCGCAAGGCACAAATCCGGGCGAAGCCCGGCGAAAATATAACTCTCTTAATCCTTTGTCAAGATGAATAAATTGTTAATTTTGTGGTCCGAAAGGTGGATTCCCCCATAGACTCGTGTGGTCTTTCGGTCGAACAACAACGCGAACACGAACGGTGGTGTTGCGTATGCGAATTGCGGTAACGATTCATCGTATGCGTCTGCGAACAACGGTTCCCGGCTCGGAAACAATTTAGAAGAAATTTGGACGTTAGTGCCTGAAGAAATTAATCGGCGTACGATAACGAGTACGAGTTACTCATCATTGAGCCGAGGGGGATGAGCCACAGTAACAGCAGTCGTAAGACTGGAAAACTGAAACATATATCGTCGGGTAGAGTTTGGTAGGTTTCCTGTTTAGGATTCTCGAAGAAGTTAGGCCCGGAAAATTGAAGGCAAAAATTATGCGCAGAGAAGGCAATATTATTGAGGAGATAATAACTCCTGAAAATATGGAAGAGTCTTTCTGGACAGTGTTGCGAGGTCGGAAACGTAAACGCAGCCGTTCGGGTAGAGCTCTTATTGCGCATAAAAAAGAAGTCATTGCGGAATTGACAGAAAGGATTCGTAATGGCAGTTTTAAAGCATGTAAGTTCTTTGAAAAGGAAGTCGAAGAAGGAGGAAAAATGCGTCATATCCAAATTTTTTCCTTAAAAGAACGGGTTGGAGTGCACGCAATTATGAAAGTTGTAGACGAACATTTGCGAGGTCGTTTTATCCGTACTACGGCGGCATCAATAAAAGGACGCGGTACGCATGACCTTCTGTGTTATGTGCGTGATTCGATAGCGAATGATGCACAAGGTACAGAGTTTTGTTACACTTTTGATATTCGTAAATTTTATGAGAATGTTGATCATGATTTTATGAAATACTGTGTAACAAGAGTGTTCAAGGACAATACTCTGATTCAGCTGCTTTCCGGGTTTGTGGATGTGATGCAAAAGGGAATAAGCATAGGATTAAGAAGTTCACAGGGGCTTGGTAATTTGTTGCTGTCAATCTTTATCGATCATGTATTGAAAGACAGGGAAGCCGTGAAACACTATTTTCGTTATTGTGATGACGGGCGTATTCTTAGTGGATGTAAAAAAGAACTTTGGAAGCTGCGTGATATTGTGTGTAAGCAAGCCGCTAAGATAAATCTTGTGATTAAAAAGATTGAGAGAGTATTTCCAATCAAACAGGGTATTGATTTTTTGGGTTATGTTATTTATCCGGACCATACCCGTGTGCGTAAGCGTAATAAACAGAATTTTGCACGTAAGATGCATAAAGTGAAAAGCCGTAAACGTCGAAAAGAATTAATCGCCTCTTTTTATGGACTTGTGAAACATGCTGATTGCAGAAACTTATTTCGTAAATTAACAGGAAAAAGTATGAAGAAATTTAGTGAAATGGGGATTGTATACACCCCGGCTGATGGGAAGAAACGTTTCCCCGGTCAAACTGTATCGTTGAAGACGCTCATTAATTTGGAAGTTGAGATTCACGATTATGAATCGGATATAACGACAAAGGAGGGAGAGGGTAGATATCTTGTATCTCTAAAAGTAAAGAAAACAGGTGAGTGGAAGAAATTCTTCACTAATTCAGAGGAGATGAAAGCTATTCTGAATCAGATTAGTGATGTTGAAGATGGTTTTCCTTTTGAAACCATTATAGAATCTGAAACATTTGACGGGAATAAAGTCAAATATAAATTTACTTGATATGAAACGAGTTGAAGGAAGTTCCGGTATATCGCTATTAGAGTGCGTTAATCCGGTAAAGGATAAATGGCGTGTCCGATGGGATGTGCAACATAACGAACAGGATGATTCTGTATCTTATATGGAAGAAGAATTTCCCTATAAACCTGACGGTGAAGAAATCAGGAAAATGGTTATAGACTGGTATAATCAGGAGATTAATAATGAAATAATATCGGGATTTACCTATAATGGCATACCTGTATGGTTATCACAGGAAAACCAGTTCAATTATAAATCAGCCTATGATCTTGCAGTGCAGACAGACGGTACTTCTTTACCAGTGAGATTCAAATTTGGAACAGATGATGAACCTGTCTACTATGAATTTAATACCTTGGAAAATCTGACGGACTTTTATACTAAGGAAATGGTTTTTGTTCAACGCACATTAGCTGCTGGTTGGAAAAAGAAAGATGCTGTTGATCT